AGAAAGCTTTGCATCTGTTCAGCACGTGCCATACCAGCTGCTTTTCTACCAGCTTTAGATAGTTCTTGTCTAGATTCAGTTAGTTCATACGCTTTGCGTGAACCTTTCTTTAAGTACTCAGCTAGGTCTAATGTACTTATTCTGTCAATGGATCGACCTGTTCTACCAGCAGCTGCTAAGTCAGCTCCCTTACTTTGTTCTAAGAACTGTTTCCAATTGACTTCATCTTCTTGTAAAGCTTGTCCTATTTGATCTCCAAACTTCTCTTGTATATCACCATAAACTTGTGATAAACCTAAGTTACTGGAATCAATAGTTTGTTCATGCATAACCCTCTCAGTATTAGTAATACTAAGTGTTTGCATCCAATCAGCTTCTCTTTTTTGGAGATTATATTCGTAATCTCTTCGAGCACGTTCATTCGCTGCTCTTGCTTGGGCTCCTAAGCACACGGCAAAACTCTATAAAGGTTAGTTGGTTAGGTCCATGTTTTAATTCCCGTAAAAATCTGAACCCGAGGAATTTAAGTAACTTAAGATGGACAACGTTTCTTTTATCAACGATGTTCCACAGTAACTTATCTGGTTGTCTTTCGACATAACGTTTAGCTTCTCGAACAAACGTAATAGGAGATTCTTCTATAGCATTAGTACACAGCATCCATATTTGACCACCAGGGTCAACTCCAGCCATTCCGGCAGTCTTGCCGCTAGGCACCGTGAAATACACACAGGAGGGCTTCTGAACAGCGTCTAATAATGCTAAGGTAGAATCTATCCCATGACCTTCTTCGACCTCTCTACGGTCTTCTGGACGTAAATTAGAGGCCACTTCTAAAGCAGCCTCTTTTGTGATTGGATGGATGTACTTAGACACGATTATAAAATTTACTTGTATAATCCCCTTCCCACGCCATTGAATACAATGTAGCAGGTGAAGGGTGGGTTGATTTTAATGTAATACTTAAGTTTTTATTTCGTTCATAGGTTGGTATTGTCTTCGTTACCTCATCATCAATTGCTACATTACTTAATAAATATTGATCAGAAATAGGAGCTTCCCATATCTCTGTATAATCTGGCTTACCTAAGCGGTTTATAGTAGTAGAATAACTACCATTAGGACCGAAATTTAATTTGATTCTATGTACAATTAATGATGCATTTGTATCTGCTTTTACTCTTTCATTCTCAGTTTTAGTATAGTATATAGTAGGAAGTTTAACTTGCATATCAAATAAATAACCTAATAGAACTGTTCTATCAGACCAATCACCTGAAACTTCTATGGTACTATTAACTATACTAGCTGTACTATATTTACCTACATAATCTGAAGTTGTATTATTATCATACAAACATATCTGTGCAGTAGTATTTTCATAACCATTCGGTTTTGCAAATGTAGTTTTATTTAGACCTTCATTATAAGCAGAAGCTGGTATAGTTACAGCAGATGCACTATCTAAATGGATACGGTAAATCTCATCATCAGTAGCATCAACAGTATTTTTATCATCAGTAACACTAGTAGTATCAGTATGCATTTTTACTGAAAATTTTTGTAGTGTATCTTTACCATTATTCCTAACTACAATATATAATGCATCATCTAAGATAGCATGATGTTGTATCGTACCTACAATTTCCCAGGTAAACCATGCTTGATGCAGTCGTTCATTACTGGCATTGAAATATCTAAATCCATATAAAGTAGAAGCATCTTTCTTACTAAAAAGTACGATACCATTCTCTCTTGAATTAGACATTTTATTAACTTCTTTATCAAATAATTGACTAACAAGTTTTGTTTGATCTAGAACGTCAGGCTCACCTTCACGTAAAACTTTTGACATTTCCCAGAATCTAGAATACCGCCCTGCATTATCTAAGAATCCAATAGTAGTACCAAGAGAAATAGGATTAGTTTTATAATTAAAATTATAAGAAGCTAATGCATTTATTTTAACAGTTAATGGACTTAGTATATCACTATCTGTCGTCAACATAAATTGTTGATTTTTTGTTAGCAACACTAAACCAGAGTTAACTTGTATTCCATCATAAACAATAGCTGGAAACTCAGAACTACAAGATACATCTATGTTATCTGTAGCTGTATGTGTGATAGCTGACTTAGGCCAGAAATTAAAGAACTCCCCAGGTTGAGACATATTAACATTCTCATCACTGAGCATGACAAGCCTGTTCCTGAAGAACAGCATCTTGTTTATAGTCTTACCAATAAAAGATGGATTTGGAACTGTTGTTTCACTACCAACTAAACAGTCTTCCCAAGTAACTTGTTGTATTTTAAACCAACCATCAGCATGTGTTGTACCACTTGCATCTGCTGTTACAGTATCTTGACGTACTATCTGTATAGGCATAGTAGCTGGATCTAATGCAATCTTTCTTCCTGGTTCTGAACATTCTTCCCACACACCAGTACCATCTCTATCACCTTGACCAAAGAATTTTAAATAGTAATCATCTTCTTCAGCTATACTATTTGCTACCTTAACTATATAACCATGTTTACATTGTGTAGGTAGATCTGCTATATCCTCTATTGATCCAGTTAATACGTTTAACAATTCACCTACTGGAGAACTAATGTTAAATGTACCTGAAGATCTAGTAATATAAAGACCATTACCTATCTGTTCTACTGCATCGAAATTAGCACCAGCATCATTATCTATCTCAGTACGTATTGCACCAAGAATACTTTCAGCGGTTACTACAGTTTTAGTATCAAAAGATGTAGGTTCTGGTCTGATTAATCCTCTATTAGCTTGTACTTTAGAAACACTATGAGATGCAATAGTGATTTTATATTGAGCATTTTTTAACCATACATAGAAAATATCTCCTGTTCTCCAACCTTCACCACCATATAATAAGTCGTGAGTTGTTGTATATCTAGATACATATTCTGGATCTGCATCATTACCTTGAGGTACTGACTGACCAGTTGTAGTTATACGAAAATAAAGATTTTTTCTTTCACTAGCTGATCCTCCATTTGGAGTTACTGTATATGTATGATCGGTATTATTAGCATCGGCTGCATTACCAGCAGTATTATGATCAACTGAAAATATTTTAGTCCCAACATTGGGATTCATATCATCATCATTGTTAAAATCTGTACCACCTATATTACATCTAGTACTACCTGTTGATCCTGGTAGAGTACCTGATGAAGGAAAGCTACCATCACTAGCACATGCATTACTACTATCTATTTCTCTATCAATATCAATTCTTGTAGCTGTATATATTTCCTCAGTTGTTGTATCATCAAATAAATTAACTGCATATTGACTAGCATAAGCAACTTTTTTTAATTGTATATATGCTTCAGGAGGTCTAACAGGATTAACTGTAGAAGCATTATCAAGTAATGCAGCAGTTTTAGTTCTATTAGTTACATAGGTATAGTCATTTAAAGTTAATGTTTGAATGTCTTCATCGTTTGTATGTGTCAGATATGATACTAAACTAGCAGATGTACTAGTATCATTTTCAACATGCATCTCTTTCCCATCACTACATCTCCATATATTTACATCTCCAGTTCTGCTAACTTGACCTATATACTGTTCAGTCTCGTCTCTATAGTAATGAAACCATCTACCATTTGTTTGTGAATTATTACTCCCATCACTTAAAGAACCTATAAGTTTACCACCAGGTCTTTTTAATAAACCTCTTGTAATATCTGGTAAAACATTTTTAGCTTCTATTACTTGACCTGGGATTTTCTTTTCATCTGGTTGTTGAGATATGCCTCCATTATACTGAGGTATCGTTTGTGTTATACTTGCCATTAGCGTTTAAGTGCATGGTATGGTTGATAGTTTCTGTAATTAGTATCGTGAGGACCACCAAAGAATGAATGGTCACCTTGGTTACATTCGTATTCTATGCAAGTTGCTCGTGCTTGAGCTTCTTGAGTTTGTAGTAGTTGTACTAATTGTGGGTTGGATACTAGTTGAGCAGCTGCTCTTGATGCAGCTCTATAAGTGATGTACCTTTGAAATGCATTAGGTAAATCTGTAAATGAATATAATCTTACAATATCTAAATAGTATGTACCTGAATCAAAGGTAGAAGTATGATCAACTAAATCGTATAACTTACCGTTACGTTTAACAACATCAAAAGTTTTATCTATACCTTCACTAAAAAAATCATATCTTAGTGCATCACCAGGTACTGATATTTCACCAGCTGCATCTAATGTTTTAGTTACATGGTATTCTGTATTAAAATGCCAGCCTTCATTCTGTACATCTTTATTTACTTCAGTTAGTATATTATATATAAATGCTATCTCTGGATTAGCATAGTTAATTGTATCACCATCATCAGTATCTGATGCACCTAGTGATGTTACTGGACTTTGACCGATAGCTCCCAGTATAGAATTCACTGCGGATAGTTCTGTATCGAGGTCAACTGTTGTGGTAGCCATAGGTATAAATATTTGTGAATAAAAAAAAGGGAGACCGAAGCCTCCCCATATACATTAAGTTCTAGGTACTCTTGTGCCGTTGGCATAAACGCCAGTGTCAGCACTTTCGCTTGTTGAATACGCCATGCGTAGTCCACATGTTTCTGAAAAGACTTCAGAAGTAGGCCGCCCAGAGGTGCCTTGAGTTTGTGAAACAGAATGTCTGATTGCAGTTTTTTTATTTGCAGTCCAGTTGTTACCAGCTAATGTACCACTATATGTAGCCATAGGTAGTATAACCTTATCCGCATCTGCATCGACTTCTGTTTTAGTTGGGCCAGAAACTGCATCGTTTCCAGCTGCAACTAAAGTATTTAAAGCCATAATTATTTATGTTATGAAACTGTTCCTATATTAGCAGGAGTCAAATGCTTTCTACCATACTCTTTAGGAGTAGGTGGGTTGATAGTGATTGATTTTAAAACACTACCAACTCCACTTAGACTAGCACCGTTTCCTTTTTCTCTAGTTATAGTAACAGAAGAACCAGGATTAAGTGACATGATTAACTTCTAGGAGAGATTAGTTCGATTGCAGCAGCAGGGTTAAGTGTACCAACGCCCATTGCAAGACGACCTACGATTACGTCACCTTGATAAAGGACTGATACATCACCTGAAGTTACTTGAACTTGAGGACCGATTGCTTCAACAACACCAGCAGCTTCCTTATAGTAAATAAGACCACAGTGAGTTGAGAAGTCTCCACCTGTACCATCAGTAGGTTGACCAGTACCAGCTTCTGTATTCTGACCTGCTTCATCCGTAACTGTACCAGCTAAGAATGGTAGGTTGTTAGAACGCTTGATTTGGATACCAGCTATTTCATATAGACCTTCACCTGAGTTTAGATTACCTTGTGAGTTACCATAATCTCTGTTAAGGATATTAGAAGATACCTGAGATACTAGTGCGTAGTATTGACGTGGGTTTAGTACGGCAACACGTCCAGACTTAGGCATATTCTTTTCATCAAGAATAGAAGCTGCCTCAAAGAATGCGTCTACTAGTGCTTGTGCATCATACTCCTTAGTTACACCAAGGTTAATTTGAGAACCACCAGGCTCAGGACCAGGAGATGCAGTAATTGGAGAAGCCATACGAGCTGCTTTAGCAACAGTTCTGAAGACTTTCTTATCATAAGACTCAGCTAGAGCATGACCAATCTTCTTACTAATTTCCCCACGAAGTGAGTAATGAGCAAGTGTTTCATCTAGGTCGTAGATAAAAGCTGAACTGATAAGGAGGTCATCACAAGTGATGGTCTTCTCAGCTACTGGAGGATCACCTGAACCAAGTATAGGTGTTCCTGGGGTATGGTATGCAGCTTGCATACGACCCGTGAAGATGAACTGTAAAGATTTACCGTTCTTTAGTGAACGTCTCTGTACTGTATCTCTTGCAATTGTTGCTGACTCATAAGCTTTA